TGGTGCAGGAAATTCCGTACCATTTACAAGCCCACGACCACTGGTGGTACATTGCTCAGTTAGTTTTAGTCGTATTGTAAGTTTACCTTTTTTGTATTTTAGTTTTTCAATAAAGAACTTTAAAATGATTTGCTGTTCATGAATTGAAAATTTTTCGAGTTTATCATACTTATTTATAAATTCGATGATAGAATTTATATCTATTTTATTTTCACTAACTTTAGATTTTAAGAGTTCATTTTGTAAATTGAATTTTTTTAACTCAAGTTCTTCAATTTTATTTTTTACAGATATTGAATTAGATCCTGTTAAAATGAAATCGACACAATTATTAATTTGTTTTTCAACTTCTTTTATTTCGTTTTCAATTTTTTCTTTGTCTATATTTATTTTCTTATTATCCAAAAATGCTTTCATTCTTTTTGCTAATGTTTTTTTATTTTCTTCAGAAAAAACAGCTTCATTAAATGCAATATAAAAATCTTCTTCCAAGAAGTCGGTTCTTATAGATTGTTGACTGCAATTCTTGTTTACACATCGATAGTAATGATAGTATCTTCCTTGATTATTTTTTCTTGTAGTTCCGTTTAGTCTTTCGCCACATTCATCACAGTATAAGAACGGAGATAGAACATAATTCCATTTTGATTTATTACTTGTTTTACTATTCAATTTCTGTCTCTCCTTGACTAAGTTCCAAGTCTTTTTATCGATTATTGCAGGATTGCCGTTTTCAATTATAATCATGTCCTCTCTATTTTTGTATCTATGAGAATTTCTTTTCTTATTTCTTAAGTTATAATCTTCTTTGCTAAAAATGTAAGTTCCTATATATCGCTCATTAGATAGCATTTCATAAAGAGTAGTAGATTTAAAGCTATTTCCTTTAACTGTTTTGTAACCAAGTGAGTCAAGTTCATTTATAATTTCTGTATATGATGAACCTTTTGCAAATCTATCAAAGATGAGTCTTACTGCTATTGCTTGATATTCATTAATAATATAATTTTTATTTTCATCTATTGAATAACCGAAGAGGGGAACACCACCATTAAATTTTCCTTTATAAGCATTCTCATATAGTCCTTTTTTAACCTCTCTTGATAAGTTTTTAGAAAAATACTCACTCATTCCTTCGAGTACAGATTCTAAAATTACACTCTCCGGACTATCATCTAAATTTTCTAAAACAGAAATAACTCTAACATTTTTTTGACTTAATTCTCGTTTGTAAATAGCACTATCATATTTATTACGAGAAAATCTATCTAATTTATGTACAATGATAAAATCAACTTCATCAGCAAGTTTTATCATTTTTTGAAACTCAGGTCTATTATCAGTTGTGCCACTTATTCCCTCATCAGAAAAAGTATTGACTAAAAATATTTTATTACGAGAGCAATATTCTTTTATTGCTCTAAATTGTGCATCAATACTTTCTTCTCTTTGCATATCAGTTGAAAAACGAGCATAAGCAAAAGCTTTCTTCATTACCATAACACCTCTTTTAAAAAAGCTCTCAAGAAGAGAGCAAATTAAATCCATTTTTTTATAGTTAAATCAACATAGTAATTATTATCTTTAATAACAACTATATCTTCTAAATTTTCATCAGTTTCAACAAATTTAGTTTTTCCACCTCTAAAAGAAATAATAAATTCTATTTTTTTATCAGTATCAATAAAATTTTTAACATCAACACAATAGTCTTTAGGGATATATCCAATATGCCCTATATCCTTATGAATAATTTTAATAGCATTAGAATCATAAAGATTATTCGGTTCAGGCAATAAATTAATTGTATTAATTTCAACTAAATTATATTCATTTATTTTTAAATCATTTTCAATAATTTCATCATTTGTATAATCCTCAAAGTTTGTAGAATCATAATTTAAACTTACATAATTTTTAAATAATTTTTGAATGTCTTTACCTTCATCATTTTTATGTGTTACACCTGTTATATAAGTATTTAATTTAGAAGTTTTAGATGCTATATTTTTTTGAACTTCTTCAGCATCCGATTTTTTATTATTTTCATTAAGAGAATAATTTTTAATAGCTTTATTAAAAGATTTAAAAATTACTATACCTAAAACAATTGAGACAATACACAATGCAGGATATTTAGTTAAACTTAAAATTCCTGCAAGAATAAAAAATCCGGATAATAGATAATTTAAAATTTTTATAATAAAGATAGCGAATTTTTTTGATGATTTCATAAATAACCTCCATAATATATAATATTTTAAAATCTAATAGTCAAATAGAAGTTCATCTTCTGAAAAAACTTGAAAATATGGAAAAAATCTAACTAAATAATTTTCATATTTTAAAATATAATCTCCATATTTATTCTTATAATAATTCATTGCTTTTAAAAAGTATTCTGGAGTAATGTTTTCAAGTTCACAAATTTCATCTACATCATAATTATTGAGTTTATAATTTATTAATTTTTCAATAGGAAATATTTTTCGATAACCCCAATTATCAGCAGATAATTCATATATTTGTTTATCACTAAAAATCGAATTATCTTCAAGAGTAAAATGATGTCCTAATTCGTGTGCCAAGACTTCAGTTTTAATATTACTGTCAAGTTTATTATTTAATAAAATTGTATTATCACAGTATAAGCCTTTTAGATTTTCGTTTTTTATATATTGTTCTAAAATTTCAATATTTTCACTATAAGCTGTTTGCTCTAAATCTTCAAAAACTGTCATAAAATACCTCATAATTATTTTTTGTTTTTATCCCTAACATAATTTATAAAATTTTGTATAACTTCTAAATCTTCATCAGAAAAATTATCACCTTCAAATTGAGCTGCAATTCTATTTATTCCTTTTGTATCAAGTTTTTTAAACGAGGAAGTATTATTGTTTTTACTTCCTAGTAGTAAATATTCAGGAGATACATCAAGTGCTTTAGCAAAAAGCCCAATTTGACTTTGATTTATATCTCTACTTCCATTTTCAATTCTTGAAATTGCTCCTTTAGTTTTATAACCCGTTTTTAAAGCCAGTTCTTCTTGAGACATATTTAATTCTAAACGTCTATTTTTAATTCTTTCAAATATAGTCATAGTGGTATCTCCTTTCTTACCTGTTAAATATATTATACACTTAATTTCTAAATTGTCAACTTTATAAAAAAATAGTAAAAAATAGTTGACAAAACGGAAACTGTAGTATATAATAATAGACGTAAAATAAAAAATAAAAGAGAGGGGTAGATAAAATTGACTGATTCAAAAAAATTAAAATCAAAGATTATAGAAAGTGAATTAACAACAACATTTATTGCAAATGAATTAAATTTATCAAGAGCAGGATTTTATAACAAATTAAATGGATTATCAGATTTTTTTAGCGAAGAAATTTATAAATTAGCAAAGATTTTGAAGTTATCAGATGATGAAATAATTGAAATTTTTTTAACTAAAAAGTTGACAAAATAGCAACCTTAAAAAGAAAGGAGGAGAAAAACAAAAGGAGTAAAGCTATGGAAATATTTTTCGAAGGAAGTATTTTAGAAAGTGGATTAGAAGCCTTAGCAGAAATGCTTACAGAGAAGTTTGAAAAAGAAGTTTTAAAAGAAGAGGTACAAGAAAAAAGTTATGAGTAGTGTAGAAGAGTTGAGAGAAGATCTAAAAAAATTTCAAAGGAACTTTGAAAAACTTACTGAAGAAATCAACGATATTTTTTCAAAGTATATAGACTTTTCTTATAAAGCAAAACAACAGATGAATGAAATGCAAAAGAGACTATTAAGGCTTGAAGAACTTGAAAGGAAAAGGAAATGAATCACAAGAAAAGTGAATGGAGTAAGTATGTAGATGACAAAGCATTATTAAGAGTAAATGGAAAAATAAAATTTAAAATGCACGGATATGATGGAATTGTTTCAAGAGATAATAATACACATTGTCTTTTCGTAAAAATATATTTAAAAGATACTAAAAAATTATCAGACGAAACTTTAGAAGAATTAAAAGAAATCATATATCACAGCAGAATAAAATTCGAAAGTCAATTTGATGAATATTATATTGAATTTAATTCAGCAAGTTTGGAAGATTATATTCCGGCTTATGAGCAATTAGGACTAAATAAAAATAAAACATATAAAGATTTAAAGTTTATAAAAAACGAAACAAAAAAGATAATATGTTTTCTAATAGAAAGAGGGATAAGGTAATGGACATTAGAAAAGATTTAAAAGAACTTGGATGGAGATTATACAAAAACAATATAAATGAGTTGATTTTTGAAAAGCACAATAAAGAAACTTTGTTGATTATAAATAAAAATGGCAAGAATGTTTCTTTTAAAAATGTACATTCTTTAGATAAAGAAGAACTGGATGCAATATTAAAAACTTTGAACGATTTATGTTTGAGAGAATATTTTAATAGAAGAAAAATGATAAAAGGAGAATAGTATGAAAGAACAAAAAAGAGCATGTTTTTATAACGATTTAGCTGAGTCATATAGAGGAGGTGTTGATTACAGTAAAATCAAAGAAACATCTGTCACTGCGATTTCTAAGCTAAAAGAAAAAAATGAACAGCATAACTGTACATCTAGAGAAATACAAGAAGATCGAGAGAATACAATATTTTTTAAAGGTTGCATAGCAGGTATGATAACAACGTTCGCAACAATATTATTTATAATGCATTTTATAAATATGATTATGAATTAAAAAAAAGGAGGATTAAGAAATGAATAATGTTACTTTAATCGGAAGATTAACGAATGCAGTTGATTTTAGATATAGTCAAGCACAAAATCCATACTGCTTTTTTACAATTGCAGTTGACAGAGGATTATCGAAAGAGAAAAAAGAAGAACTTCAAGCAATGAATAAACAAACAGCAGATTTTATAAGAATTGTTGTTTACGGAGTAATGGCTGAAAATTGCAAAAAGTTTTTGAAAAAAGGAAGGAACGTAGCAGTTCAAGGAAGAATTCAAACAGGAGTTTATACTGCAGAGGACGGACAAAAGAAATATACATTTAATATAGAAGCAGAAAGAGTTCAGTTTATTGATTGGGGAGATA